CGGCATTGCCATACAAGCCCGGGACAAACGTGCCTTGTGACACGTCACCGCTGGGACTGATCAAACTGCCCTGCTCGCCCAAAGACGGCGCCCGCCAGTGCCTGGCCTTGCCGGCGGCGATGCTGTGCCACCGCACCCAGGCGCTGACCCATTCACTGCCGTCCGACACGCGACACACCGGCGGCGAAGCGGACAGATCCACCGCGACCACGTAGCAAGCCTTTACCGCACCCGCGATCATGCGGTCATGCTGCGCGCTTGCGTAACTCACGGCAGGTCCTCCGGCCTGAATTGCCCGTCACCCGGATCGACTTCAAACACCAACGACCCCGGCGGTTCGTCCGGCCACGGCCATTCCTCAACGCCGAGATAAATCTGCTGAGTCCACTCCACCAGCCATACCGTGTATCCATCCAGGTGCGGCTGGGTCCAGTCCTGCAGCGACTGCACAAACTCGGCGGGTTCAACTGCCAACCCCCACGTCTGCGAACGCAGCAACACCGCCAACTGCGTCGCCAATTGCACGGCCTGTTGATGATGGTGCGCCTTGATCGGGTCAACAATGATCCGAGCCTCGAACTTGCAGACCAGCGAGGTTTCGCCGGTGCCGATATCGGTCCCCGGCTCGATCTCGGCCACCTCCAGAAACACCGCCGGCAGCGACACGCGATCCTTAATGTCTGGCCAGGCCGTGACGGCCTGCACGCCAGGCAAGTGGGTACGCAGATGCTGCTCTACCGCCCGATAAAGCTGGTCCAGGCTGAACGGTTCGTCAGACATTGCCGATCCTCTTAAGGTATTTCTGCAGCTCAAAGTTGAGTTCTTGTTTGAGAATCGCCAACAGGATCTCGTCTGCCTTTTTGACCCAGCTGTCGAAATGCGGCCGGGCTTGCTCCAGCGACACCTTGGCCTTGGCCAGCGGGAAACGACTGCCGTTTTCGGCGACCCAACCCGAACTCGGCCCGCGACCGGGGGACACCGTGCTGTCCGGGTAGTCGTCCCCGTTGAAATGCTTGCTGGCTGTGCGGATCCAGATGTCGGGCTTGTTGCCGTAGACCTTCTTGAGAAAGGCACCTTCGTAACGCCGCCCCGCCACCGACACACCGCTGCCGGTCTGCCGCGCCCGTCCGATCCGGCTGGATTCGATGGTGTTCAACCCGAACCACAGTTTGCCGCTCGCGGCCGCGCCGGAAACTGGATAGCTGCGCAACCGCTGACGCACCGCTGCTACGGCAATGCGCTCTGACCGGCTGACGGCTCGGGCGATGTGCGTGCGCAACCTTCCCAACGTCTTGTTGATCGCGCGCCGATGCGCCGCAGCAGCCGCTTTCGGCACCACCTTGGCAAAGTCCTGGAACGCCTGAAAGTCTGCGGCCGAGGACTGGATGGAGATCATCCCGCCCCCGGCCGAGGGTTTGAAATAGCTGCCGACACTCATGGCCGTAACCTCAGAATCAGGGCGACCAGGCCGTCGCCGCTTGGCTCCAGTTGCAGCAGATCGTAGTCACCGCCGCCGTCCAAGACAGGCAACTCGACGCTGACCAGCATCCCCTGTTCCAGACCTTGCGAATCGCTGACGCGGATCTCGAAGCGCGGCTCGCGCAACCCGGTGTTGAGCTTGCCGAACTTGGGTTGCAGCCAGGGTGCGGCGAACATACCGAACACTGGCTCTTCGCGCCCCTCGATCCGCGCCGTATCGCCCAGCGTTTCGAAGACCACCGCGTCGACCTCGGCGATCAGATCGCGAAAGCCCACGGTCAGAGTTCCAACAGGATCTGGGCCAGTGGCCGAGTGCACAGGTGCAACGGGTTAGATTGCGCTTCGCCGGCCATGCCTTTGTTGAACGGCATCGGTTCGATCTTGCTGTAGTACGGCACGCCTTCGGTGTTAACCGTTTCCATATAGTCAGCCGGTGCAAACACCGAGATGTAGAGGTCTGGTACGCCTTCGGGAATCAGCAGTGCTTTATCGTCGTGGACGAACGACACACCTGCGATCTTGCCGCGATAACGCTCCCAGACAATGCCGCCGAATTCGAAGCTTTCACGTGCATCACCACGCAACGCCGCGGCTTGCTGGGTGTTGAGGAAAGTCTCCTTCACCTTTGAGTTCTTCAGGAGTTGATTCCAGAAATTCTTACCGCAGAACGCTCTCGAACCACTGCTTGTAATACTGCCTAGCTGTTCTTCCTGCAGATCCAGCGCTTCACCGCACTTAACGCGAAATTCAGTGTCAGGATTGTTGAGTTCCATGGACATTTTTTTGCGGGTCACACCGAACGTTTTGTAAATGTCGAGCAACACGGTTTTGCCATCCGCGTCCAGGATCTGGCCGTTCAAAGCACCCATGCGCTGAAATTCGTGCGTAGCGTCGAGCTGTCGACGAGCTTTACCCAAACGTTTGTTGACCACATCCTGCACTGCTTGCAGTTCCGAGCGGGTGCCAAAGGCGCGAATGCCTTGGATCTCATCGGCCTTGATGGCGAAGCGTTGCGGCAGGTGCACGGTGTTGAACGGGATCAGGTTGCGCTTGCTGCCACCGACGACCAATCCTGATGTACCACGCTCACCGGCTGGTACCAGGGCCAGGGTGTCGCCGTCCTTTTCGATCTGGACCGTCAGGGTGGTGATACCCTCCTCCTGAAACAGACCGAGGCTGCTGATGCGACCCGGGAGGTATTCCTGTTCGTTGATGGCGGCGGTCAGCGAAGAGACCGAGAACGCATCATCGTTAAAGATTTCAATGTCAGCCATGAAGCTATCTCCAGAAAACAAAAAACCCGCACAGGGCGGGCTGGATAATTGATGACGATCGCCTTTAGCGGACGATCAGGAAGTGGGTGGCCAGCGCTTTCTCAGCTGCCGGATCCAGGCCAGTCAGGTGCGCTTCGCTGACTTCAGCGAGCCGCACCACAGCACGACCGCGTCGAACCACATCCGATTCGCCAAGCGGACCGTAAAGAATGGCGATAGCGTTTTCGCTGCCGTCTTCGGCCGTTGGGTTGTACGGGGCGAATTCGCCGGTCAGGCTGACTAAACCGAGGATCTGCCCCGGCTCTAATGCAGGGCCGGCAGCGACATTGATTGCCTCGCGGGAAATGGTGCCAGCCGCTTCGGACAGGAGAAATTCACCTGCATGCATCGGCTCTCGTTGGATCGTCATCGTCTTGCTCCTGTAGCGGAATGGGATTTACCTGTGTGGGCAGCTTGGCGGGCCGACCAGATAGATGGCTGATCAATTTTCTTGGCTTGCACCTTAGGTGCCGGGTCATCGTCCAGTGGTAGGCTGTTGTCGATTTCAAAGCCTTTGCCGCTGGTAACGATCTTGTCGAACAGACGCGCCCGGACCGCCGCCGCATCCAGCCCTGCCGCGACATACTCGGCGCTGAATTCGGGCAGACGCGCGGCCACGCAGAGGTCGTTCACCGCCTTGGCGCGTGCCAGGCCGGCGAGAACGATTTCCTCGCTTTCGAGCTGGGTGGAATTGAGCAGCGGCTCGATCAGGTTGCTGATGCCCGCCGCCGTGCAGCGCTGAGTAATCATCAATGCCAACTTGGCCGAGTCCACTACAGGCGGCACCTGCGGCGGATCGACAGGTTCGAGTTCGGGATCCGGTTCAGGTGGCTCGTCGAGCTGGGCCACCAACTCAGCCGGAGCGTGCTGGAATCGTTGCAACACCGCGCCTTGACCGAGGCATGCTTTGACTTTGATGCCGTCCCCAACTTCGTCTGCAAGTCCAAGAGCCACTGCTTCGTTGGCAGTCAGCCAGGTTTCAGCATCAACCATTCGCCGCAACTCGGCGTCATCAATGTCCGGCGCCTTGGCCTTATAGGCCGCGATGATCGCCTCCAAGGTTTGATCCAATACATCAGCGACCCGTCGAAAGTCCTCAGCGCCACCGCCTGCATAGGTGTATGGATTGTGAATCATCAACATGGCGTTCGCCGCAATTACTACGCGGTGTGCACCGCACACGGCGACACTCGCGGCACTGGCAGCAAGCGCATCGATACGTCCGGTGCAACGCTCGCCCAGACGCGACAGCGCGTTGTGCATGGCCAGTCCGTCGAACAGGTCGCCGCCGATGCTGTTGAACGCGGCCACCACCGGAGACACGCCATCATCCATGGCGCGCAGATCCTGCACGAATTGATTGGCAGTGATGCCCCACGCGCCGATCTCGCCATAGACGAAAACCTCGATCACCCGCTCGGTGGCCTCTCCGCTGGCCTGCAGGGCGTACCAGGTCTTATCCTGAACTTCGACGCGTTTGCCTGCGCGGTTGTAAATGCGCGGTCGCGCTTGTTTGCTCATGGTTGCTCCTTGTCGTCAGTGTCTTCAACGGCATCCAGGGTGTTGTAGTTGAGGCCCAATAAGGTGGCGCGTGCCAGATCAGCAGCGTTTTCCAGATCGACCGTTTCGGCGTCGTAGCCGGTGCGCAGCACCATCTCGCTGCGAGAAGAGAACCCGGCCTGTACCTCCATCCGGCGTGCCTGCACGTCCTGTACTGGCTGGATGTAGGCCCAGCCTTGTGGCACCCATCGAGTGCGCAGGTACTGGCGGCGTTTCTGTGCGTAATCGTCCAGCACCAGACCGCCAGACAGCACCGCCATGTCCATCCACGCCGCTCGGACCGGGCGGCAGAGTTGATGCACGTACACGCTGAATTGCAGTTGTTCCAGGCGGCGCCGAAACTCGTTGAGCACCACCCGCAGTGCTCGGTCGTTGATCCCGCGCATGTCACCAGTGAGGATCTCGTAAGGCGTACCGCTACCCGCCGCTGCAGCCATCAACTGCTGACGCATGAAGTCCGGGTAGTTGTTGCCCGCATCCGGCGGTTTGGAAAATTCCACCTCTTCGCCCGGACCGAGTTCCTGCATGGTGCCGGGTTCGAGCGCGACCATCGGGGTGAAGCCGTCGCGATCCAGATCCAGCAAGGCCCCGGTGACGGGATCCCGTGGCGTCTGTCCCGACTCCGGCGCTGGCCGCTTGATGAAACCGGCGAACAGGTTGGCCACCTCTTGGCGGAACAACACCGCGTCGTCGTAGTTGTCGAGACTGCGCAGGCGTTTGAGCACGGGCGACAATCGCGGCACACCGCGCAACTGACCCGGCTCAACCGGTTCGAAGATGTGCAGCACCTGAGTCGCCGGCACGCGAACCAGCTGGTTGTACCCGGCGTTTAGCGAGGCCGCATCACGCGGATGTGAGAGGTACATCCAGTACGCCACCCGCTTGCCACCAGGAGTGAACTCGATACCGGCGCGGATGACGTTGCCGTTCTTGGTGCTCTCGAATTTGTCGTGTGGCACGAATTCCGGCGCCAAGATTTGCAGCTGCAGCGGAACCGCCAAACCTTCGTCCAGACTGCGAGGACGCAACCGGACGAAGCACTCGCCCGATGTTTCCACCGTGCGCGCCACCAGCGCCTGCTGGCCGTAAAAGTCGGTGCGATCATCCGCATCAGACTCATCGACCCAATCGCACCAGAGTTCCTGCAGCAGCTTGCGCAAAGCATCATCGTCGGTCGCTGGCCGAGGGGTGATGCCGGTGCCGATCAGGTTGCTGACGCGCTTGTCGATGACGTTGAAGGCATACGGGTCATTGCGAACCGCTGCCCGGGAGCGCGACCGCAAATTGCGCAGTGCCGGGGTATTGATGCTGTTGATCCCGTTGTCGGGAGCGTCCCAGTTAGCGGATCGGCGGCCTTCACCAGCGCCTTCGTAACTGGCCTTGATGTTGGACGGCAGCACAAAGCCGTTACG